CAGTTTATATTATAATGATGTATCATCAATTGTTTTAAATTAAATATAAAATTATAAAATATTAATATATAATTAAATACACATATATTTAAACAATATGACATTTATATCTATAGTTTTATTACATTTTTACATTTAAAATATATTTTTAGAAACTGTAAAATATTTTTACTATTATAATAGAATTTATACAACACATATTCTTAAAATTATATGGATATATAAATTAAACGACTTAACAATGACAGTATCTTCAAACTTAGATTTTTTTCTAAAGTACTTACTTTCCCCGATTATGATTGTTTTGGGAGCTCTTTATTATAAATTTGTGTACCTCATAAAAAAGGATATAGAGATAAATACCAACACAAAATCGCTTGTTGCATTGGATGAAGAATTAACAGATCTGAAAATTAAATATAATGAATTACTTGCAACATCCGATAAAATAAATCATCACGGTGAAATAGAAAACCTAGAAATAAACAATAAGCTTACAAATCTTATAAACACTCAAGATTCCGTTTCAAAACAGCTATTCGTACTCATAGAGAAACAAGATAAACGTCTTGAAAAGATGGAAGAAGTTATTTTACTTCTTAAAGATTCTATGGCAATTCATCGTAACTGTATGTTTCATAATAAAAGTTTTAAGGAAATAAAGGAAATAATCGTAGATTTAAAACAATGAAAAAAATATTGGCCATATTTGAAGGATTTATAAACTTAATATGGTTTTGTGTATCTCCCAGATATAGAAAGAAGATGAAACGTCTATTTATGAAAAGACGAATTATCTGTAGACATTGCGAATTTTATAATAAAAAAACATATACTTGCAACGATTGCGGGTGTTTCATCCCAGCAAAGACATCAATGATATATACCTTAGATAAGGACAACAAAACAATAGATGGTTGTCCGTTCAAATATTGGTAAATAAATCATAAATATGTCAGATCCTACACAGATATCAGCAGCGTTTCCTGAGAATAATCTAAACTCAAATGGTATTCAGGTAACTCCTATCACACCATTTACGTTTGACCCGTATAAATCATTGTCCGCGGTCAACCAATTTCTGGCGTTAAATTCAATGGTAAATAGGATGTTTGGTGTTGATACGGTATGGTTCAGGGCTGTTCCGCAACAAAGATCAAAGGATGTGATATTTCAGGAATATACTTTATCAAATGTATCCGATACACCAATATGTATAAAGGCTATGTTAAATCAAGGAGCAGCGCCAGATGGCAAATATAATTATGATTTGATGGGTCTTGAATATGAAATCCCATTTGAGGTACAAGTTGATAAGATATATTGGGAAGAATTAGCGGGAAAAGGTACAGCTCCACAACGTAAGGACATAGTTTATGTAAGAATATCTAATAGATTATACCAGGTGGATTCTACATATCTTAGAAGAGGTTTTATGGAACAGGAAACAACCTGGGTGATCAATCTTAAAAAATATCAACCTGAGGCATCTAGAAGAGAAAGCGCCGCACTCATCGATACTATCGATAAATATACGGTAGGTGAGGAAGAACTATTTGCAATTGAAACTTTAAATGAAATAGAAAAATTAACAAATGGCAAGGAATTTAGTCAATTTAATAATACTGTGCGTGATAAATATAAACATCTAGATAAAAAATTAAAGGTTGTATTGAACCAAATGAACATATATGGTACAATTGTTGCAGAATCCTACTATGATCTTAATTCGTGTTCAGGTGTTACAGCAATTAGTTACAACATTGGAGATGTGATAACAGATAAAAATGACAGAAGTCTACTTATATGGGTTAAACCTATGACATTATCTTCAACAATTTATAACGTTGAAAGTATAATACCAACATCAACAAAAAATAGGTTTACTGTTAAAATCACTGCTGGCAAGAATTTCAATATAGGGGATGTTTTCAATATATCTAAATCTGGTTCTTTAATAATGTTTGGATATGTAGTCGAAGATTTAGGAAGCAACAATTATAATATAGATATTCCAAATGATGTTGTTAATTATCTAAAGAATATAAAATTAGATTGGTATGATGCAAGAAACTATAAGATGGTTTCTAAAAATCCTATAAACCTAATCAGTGGTTTAAACACTTCTAGTCCATCTTTACTATCCGTTGATGTTTACTCCAACCAATTCATAAAAGTAGTTTTGGGAGATTCTGTGAGCACTGTGGTAATACCGGATAGGTTATCAGATGGAGAATGGTATGGAGTTGTTTTAAATATAGGTAATTCATGGAACCAATATAATATTAATCTATACAAACGCCATCAATTTGATAATGATATTAAATTACAAAATTTCTACTCTGGTGAATTTAATCTCACCCCATCAACTTTAGGTATTAGTAGTTTTGCTATCAATAAATCAGAATCATATATCACAAATATAAGATTTTTTAATACTACTGTCGAGGATGAAAAACAATCCAATGAATTATTAACATATAATACAAAAGATGCAAATCAAGGGTTAATATTGGATAACTGTGACCCTTTGTATAAGGCCCCATACATATCCAAGATCGGCGCATCAGAACCAGGAGATATATAACAAAATTCACAAATACATAAAATAATGAAACTCAAAGAAGAAAAGGTTGAATTGGAGAAACTTCTAAATTCGACGTCAGGAAATACATTAAATAATAATTCGCCATCAACGGACGATATTCCCGAGTTAGAGGCGATACCTATAACTGATTGTAACTTCACTGAATTGAAGGAATTGTGTGAACATGAGGCTGAGATAATGATAAATAATTCTATACGTTTCATAATACCATTGGAACTATTTGAAAATAATGAATATCTAAAAAATAAACTTTTCATAGATATAATGTCTCTAGGTGGAATGATTTACCAAGTAAGAACAAATGAGGTTATGCAAAAGGCGTTGATAGATCAATTGAATGCTGGTATGGTAAATGCTAGAATGTTTGAAGTTTTTTCAGCAATGTCAAAAACAATCGCTGAATTAAACAAACAACTATTACTTACAGTAGAAGCAATAAAGGAAAGTTATAAAACTTCCAAGAGAGATATCATTGAAATAAATGCTGAATTAATGTCAGCTCCTGCTGATAATACAATAAAATTAACAGAAAAAACAAACAGTAATATGACCGCTGATGGTGGTCAAGTTTCATTTGGTTCTAAGGATATGATCAAACAAGCTAGAATAAGAGCTGTTGAAGCATCTACGACACCAGAAGATACTAAATTCGAGGAGATTAAATAATGGCAGTTTTTTCTACATGGACATCAGCATTGGTTCAACAAACCCTTGAAAAATTAAGACTAGGTATTGATGTTGACATGTCATGTTTTTATGCACGAGACGTACAATTAAAAGCAAGTCATTTGCTTTTCAAACAAACGGCTGAAGAGGTAGCAGAATTCGACAAATGTATGAGAGATGCTGTTTATTTTGTAGAAAAATATTGTACATTCATGACTGACTATGGTCGTAAAACTGTAAAACTAAGACCATATCAAAAAAGACTACTTAAATCATTAACAACAGAAGTTTTCATTGAAAAACTAAATGATGTTGGGCCAAAGAATAGAAATAATATCATAATGGCAAGTAGGCAGACCGCAAAGTGTTTTATATTCAACAACTTACATATTACAAAAGATGAAAAGTCATCCATCATACCTATAAATCTTCTCTATTTTAAACAAAAATCTCATCTTACAATCTTAGAAAAAGTTAAATTATTTTTAATGAAAGCCTATCATTCCATAGATAAGTGGTAATAATTTGTCATAAAGCCATAGATATATAAATTAAAAAGGAATATGGGGTTATCATTAAATATAACCAAATGCATATATTGTAATAAAGAATTTGAAAGATTTGGTATTGCAAAAAAATTCTGTAGCCAAAATTGTGTTATAGAAAAACATAAATCAGTTCTTAGAGAAAAACAAGAAGGAATTGAAGGGGTAGATTATATCATCTGTCATCTCTGTAATTCTAAAGTGCAAAGAATTTACGGTAAACATTTAGAAAAATTTCATAAAATATCATCCGAAGAATATAAAAAATTATTTCCCGAGTCTCCTTTGTGCTGTGATAAAGATCTTTATAATATTAGTGTTAATTCCGGTAAACATATGAAAGAAGAAAAATACAGACAAATGGTATCAAAACAAATGATGGGTGAAAATAATATAAACTCTAAAACCAAAACAGATGAGATAACAAGACAAGGAAGATCACCATTTTCACAAGTTTTCTATGAAAGATTGAATAAACCAGCAGAAGATAGAGCAATTTTTGTGAAAAGAGCGTTAAAAGACAGAATAACTTTTTGGGAATTACAATACTTTATCAATAAAGGTATGAGTGAGGAAGAAGCTAAAATTTTTAGAAAATCAAAAAAGTTTTCACTTGTATATTGTATCAATAAATATGGTGAAGAGGAAGGATTGGGGATTTGGAAAGATAGACAAATAAAATGGCAAAAAAATTACAAACATTCTAATTATTCAAAAATTTCACAAATATTATTTAAATCTATATACGGAATTATAAAGGATGATTTTAATAGTATTTTTTTCGCGGAAATATTAGATAATGGAATAAATAATGAATATAATTTAGAATTAAATAATAAAATAATAAAGCCTGATTTTTTTGTTAAAGATGTAAATAAAATAATAGAATTTGATGGCGTATATTGGCATAGATCTAAACCAGAGAACGTTAAAAGAGAATTAGAAAGAGATTTATCTATATGCGAAAATGGTTATAATGTGTTGCATATAAATGAATCTGATTATTATAAAAATCCTGAGGAGATTATAAAAAAATGTGTTGACTTTATCTATGAAAAATAAAATTAAAAGATACTTAAAATATTCAATACTTTTCATTATTGAAATGATAGAAAAGATTGAGTATAAAGATATTTCATTAGATGAAAATGACATGTCAAAAAAAATAATAGATGATATAGAAATTTATGATCTAAAAATTGACACACCTCAAGGTTTAAAACCAATAACGAATATCTACAAAACCCAACCTTACAGGTTATATAATCTTAAATTAAAAAATGGGTTAACTCTTGATTGTGCCGACAATCATATAGTGTTTGATCAATTTTATAATCAAGTATTTGTTAAAGATTTAAAAATTGGCGATAAAATTCAAACTAAATTTGGAATTTCTGATGTTTTAATACTACACAAATCACCATTTAAGATATCCATGTATGATGTTTCAGTTGATTCACCAGAACATGAATTTTATTCAAATGATATAATTTCTCATAATACAACTACTATTTCAGCTTTTTTTGCGTGGTATCTTTGTTTTCACACTGATAGAAACCTATCAATATTGGCAAATAAACAGGCTACTGCAATTGAAATTGTAAGTAAAGTGACATTGATATTTAGGGATCTTCCTTTCTTTTTAAAACCAGGAATAGACAATATAGGTGCTCTTGGGATGAGGTTAGATAATGGATGTCAATTATTTTCACAAGCAACTACAAAAACAGCACAAATCGGTTTTACAATCCATGTCATGTACATGGATGAATTTGCCCATATTCCAAATGGTATCGCTAGAGATTTCTGGAGATCTGTTTATCCTACCTTATCATCATCTTTAATATCACAATGTATCATAACATCGACACCCGCAGGTATGTCAAATCTTTTCTTTGAAATATGGGATAATGCTGTCAAGGAAAAGAATTCATTTGTTGCAACCCGCGTTGACTATTGGGAGGTTCCAGAACATGACGAAACTTGGGTGAAACAAATGAAATTGGACTTTGGATTAGAGGAATTTGCACAAGAATTTGAATTACAATTTACTGTAAATTCAAAACTTCTTCTTGCTGGAAAGGAACTTGCATTAATGAAAAGAATAGAGAAGGATTTTGTGTATGATGATCTTGAAAGATGTGATCTTGATGAGGAACTATATAGAAATCTCAAATGGCATCCAAATTTCGATATAAATAGAGATTTTGACCCGCTCACAGATAGGTTCATACTTTCAATTGATACCGGCGAAGGTAAATTGGATCAAGAGGTAAAGGATAATGACTATAATATCATAAATATATACCAACTTAAAATGAAAAGCATCGTCCAACTTAGACGATTGAGAAAGGACCAGTTATATTTAAAAAATATGTTTAAATTAGTACAAGTTGGTCTTTTCAGAGATAATAATAAAGACGATGAGATTTGTGCAAAGATAGCTAGATCATTGATTTTCGATCAGATAGGTTTGGAAATGTGTACTTTATTGATAGAAATGAACTTTAATGGAAAGAATTTTCTTACGCATTTCAAAAATCACCCAAAATATGAAGATTCTGTTATATTATATACAAATCACACAACACCAATACCTGGGCAAACGCCAGTTCCTAAGAAACCGGGGTTTAAGGTAACTACTGATAAGGAATTCTATTGTAAACTTGGTAAAAATTTGATACGTGATAATCTAATCATAAATTCTGAACACAATACCATATTGGAATTTGCATCATTTGGTAAAGATAAAAATGGAAAATATAAAGGATTAGGTAGTCACGATGATGCGGTTATGTCATCTTTAAATGTTTCACGACTATATAATGACGAAACTTATGAATGGATGTTAGAAGAATTTATTGAAGATCTTCCTGTATCTCAAAATAAAAGTTTCATACTGTTATTATTGGAAAAATTAGAAGAAACTGAGGAAACAGATGATGGTTTGTTTGATGCTATGTATGGTTCTAACCCAGAGGAAATATATAAAAACATCGAAAAATTGATGGGCCCACAAACTTCACATTCTTCTATGTCAACATCATGGTCCAAATAATTTTTTAAACAGTAATAAATGCCTATTTTTTGGAGGATATATAATCTAAAGAAAATAACAAATAACTATGGCAAAGACAACTTTGGATATCTCCCAATTTAAATCAGCAGGTGTATACACATTAGAGATAGATAACACTGAACGAATAAGTGTTACGACTCAATCTTTACGTCTGGTACCTGGGTTTTCCATGAACGGTCCGTTTAATGCTCCAGTTTTTATTCGTTCTACCAAGGATTTAGAAAAATTCTACGGTACAAATGATGTAAAACTTGAACGTAAAGGATCATTTTTCAACAGGGCAATAACGACATGTTTACAAACCGCACCGGTTTTTGCAATCAACCTTTTAAAGGTTGATACTACACCAACTTCCAAGGATGTTGTTGACTTTGTCACATTATCATTAGATTCAAGTGTAAATAACGGTGCAACAATCGGATCACCATCTCCAATATCTCCAGTAAAGAATGATCTTTTCTCAAATTTCTTCAATAGGGAGCGTTTCTGGACAGCAGATCCTGATTATCTTCAAGGTGTTGCCGTAAATAAATTAGGTGTAGGTGATATTTATAACGCCCCTTTTATCCAACTTGCAAATGTAAGTACAAAAAACATATCGTTTATTGTTAGAAAAGCTTCAACTATTCAGCAGTATAATGTTTATGCTAAGGATTGGTTTGGTTCTGCTGGAAATATTCCTTATGAATGGATTCGTCCTTATGATCTTATAAAGGATTTTTTCATCCAAGTTATCGCAATAGAAGGTGATTGGTCAAATTACACAAGTCTTGCTGTTGATCCTTACTGGTCTACATATTTTTCTGTTAATGGTTTAAAGGTTGATCAAATGACAAATTTCATGAACGCTTCACAGATTTCTATGGTGGGTTCTTGGACAGGTTGTATAATACCGGATTTCAAAGATAAAACTGGAGCAGAACAGTATATTGAAACTATCGTTAATGCATCAACTCCTTTGACAGGTGTATTGATGAATATAAACCAACAGGCGTTAGATCAATTACAATGGGGTGCTACATCATGGGAACTTGGAAATGACACATCTTTAGGTAATTCATTTTATCAAATAGACCTAACAGGTCATAACCTTTCATCTTTTACAGGTGCAAACATAACTAAGAAATTTTTATCTTATAATATTGATGTAAGTACTAATGTATTGAAATCTAGTTTAGTTATAACGAACGTAATTAATGCAGGAAAAACTTTCACTATTGATCCTTCATCAAATCATCAGTTAATAACTGTGGGTTCGCTTGTAAAATCAAATAATGTAATTCAACCAAGTCTTACATATGTTATCAATAAATATTATGATAGTAGTGTTTATATATGTGAAACCGCCGAACCTATCCTAAACGGTACAGGAGCAACAACAGTTTCAGTTCAAAAACCGATAGATGATCCATCAATATGTTCATCTTACGATTTTATAGTTCTTAATGGTTTGAAATTAACCAATAGACATTACCAGGATTTAC